AAGTGATGATCCATGGGGACCACAAGGTAACTTTGCTGGTGACAAGCACGTTGATGTTGGCGGTGTCACTATGAAAATAATTCAAGTGGGTGATATAGTCAAGTACCTTGGCCAGAAAGCGGAAGTTGTTGCCTTGTCTAAAGATCGTAAACGTGCCCGAATCACAATTCAAAAAGGCATGGGCGGTATCACAAAAGATGTCAACACCAGTGATCTAAACCAATTTGGTCAAGGTGTGGAGGAAGGCTTGGCTCAAGACGAGTCTGAACAAAGTCATGGTTGGGTTGCTGATTCCATTGACGAAATAAACTATAACACATTTGAAGTTCATCTTACAAATACACGCAGTGGTGAATCTGCTGACTTAGTTATTCGCCCAGTGGACATGATGCGTATCAGTGGAAAACTACAGATAGAAACTATAGATGTTCGTGATCTCGCAACAGGTGACACTCAAAGTTGGACCACTGAAATGCCCGACCCCCAAGGTGCTATTGTAGATGCCATCGATGCTTTGTTCTGGGACAATCCGCAACTGAATAAAAAACTATACGCTATTATAGATGCTCATAGTAAAAAAGGCCAAGACATGCTTCCTGGGCAAAAAAATAGAGCTAAGGTAGGCATGGCTGCTCCAGCAGATCAGTTCATAGCTGGTCAAGATGCTATTGCCAAAGCCAAAGGCACTGTAAAAGAATTTGATGCCCAGGGCTTTCAACAACGATATACACTATACAAAGATGGCTACGAAATAGAAAAATTTGGCGACATGGATGATGCCATAGAATATGCTGAAGATGATCGCAGAGACGGAGACGATCCCTTGGCAGTGTACAAAATTGTAGATATCAACAAACAAGTTGTTTGGGATAGCAATCCTTACGAAAAGCCATCGCGCATACAGTTGAGAAAACCAGAGCAAGGTGTGGCGGAGGCAGTTCATCCAGATGTAGTGTCTAAAGAATATTTCAATGACCCCACTCGAAATGTTAGAATGGGCGACTTTGAGTTCAATGCCCGAACATTCACTGGCGCAATGGCGGACCCAAACGCAAGGGGTTTACAGATTAGAGCATATGATCCCAAACGTCCAAAAGGTCAAAATTTAGTCGGCTCATCAGACTTCATTGTGAAATCTGATAAAAAAGGCAATCAATGGTTAGAAAGTGATGATGTTGAAGTAAATGACGAATACAGAAGCAAAGGTGTTGCAACCATGATGTATGCTTTTGCTAAAAGTTTAGGCAATGACATCAAGGCTAGCCCATACCAAAGCAAGGCCGGTTCTGACATGTGGAAGAAGTGGGGTAGTGATGCCAAATATCTTGTAGGTGAGCAAGGTGTGGCGGAAGGCTTGGAAAACTTCTTGCCGAACGATGTAAAGATTGCAATCAATTTCAACAGTAAAGATCCTGTAGCCGGCCTTGGAAAAATTTGGGAAATTGTCCAGGATGGTAAAATTCGTTTTTATTTAAGCAATGGACACAGAGATGCACTCAACAAACTTCTGTCAAAGCCCATCGCTTCCAAAGAAGATTGGAACCTGTTAAAGAAACAAATGAAAAATGTACTGGTTAGACAGCAAGGTGTGGCGGAAGGAGTGAATGATACCGTCTATCCCAACGCAGAAGTAATCAAAAGCAAGAATGGCCGGCCAGTGGGTGAGATTTACCAAGATGGTAACAGTTGGGGGTGCTTCCATTATCGAGCAGACCGTGGCTACGATATGATTGACAGCAGAGAAGATGCCATTCAAGCACTGAAAGACTTACACGCTGAAACAGGTCGCAGTGGTCCAGACTACACCTTCAAAGGTGTGGCAGAAGGCTCAACAGATGATCCTCGTTTCCAAAAGATGATGGGCAACATACAGCAATCTACTCCCAACCCAGTTGGTGGATATGTGGCAGTCAGCTATGCCAGTGAACGACCTTCAAAAAAAATCAAAGGTGTTACATACAACGGTAAACCAATGCCCAGCACTGTTGATCCTGAAGGATTTGCAAGCAGTAAAATAAAATTCACACCTGATCAAATTGAAGCAAAACTAGCAGGAATTGGCCAAAAATACGGGTGGGACTCAATTGATCCAGGACACGGCCAAGGCTACGACGAATTGTATTTTGATACCAGTACCAAATATACATCAGCTACGCAACGCAAACTTGCTACAAACATAGTCAAGACTGTTAACGAAATTAATAAATTCTTCAATGACATAAACAGAAGCTTACAAGCCACAGGATTGCCAGGATACAAAGTAAATGTATGGCAAGGTATGGGAGAAAATGGCAACATAAATCAATATGAAGATCTATCTCATATTACTAATATTGCCAAGGGCCAGACAGCGAAGCCTGATGCCGGTCCGGCCATTGGTAAAATGATCCTCAAGCACTTACCAAGTTACGAAGCCGAAAAAGATGAATTAGGATATGATTCACAAGATTTTCAAGATGCCAGAAATATTGCAAATATTTACATCACCAAAGGCGAACGTGCCGGGCTCCAAGCACAGCATGATTATGACGAAGTTAGTGATATGATTGACGAATTGCTAAGTGATGCTGGTGGTGATGATTTAAGAACTATTTGGGACCTTGACGAGCAAGGTGTGGCAGAAGGCTCCGAGTGGGAAACAAGACACGATGAGTTTGTTACAGTGGGTGATAGAGCAACTCCTGAACAGATAAACAAAATTGTCAGTGCTTTAGGTGTTGCTGCTAAACAGGCCAGCAGCAAGCGTGGATTTCTAAATCAAATTGTTGGCAAGCAGTCGAATGGTGATTTAGCACGAATGGCACATGGTGCTGAAACACTGGCAAAGAACATACAACGAAATAGAAATGCTAAACTTGGAACAGACGAAAGAAAAGAACTTGGTCAACATTTGGTTTATGCTGTGAGTTTGTTGAAAAGAATAAGTGGCGAGCATGGTGTAGAGGAAGCACAGCTCGACGAAAAGTGTTGGGACACACATCGTCAAGCCGGTATGAAAAAGAAAGGCAACCGCATGGTGCCTAACTGTGTGCCCAAAGAAAGCATCGAGGAGATGGCCGGCAAAACAAATCCTGATGCAGTTCGTAGAATACAACAACTGCTTAATAAGAAATTTGACGCTAATTTAGACATTGATGGGATATTAGGACCGTTGACTTTAAAAAGCATAAAGAAATTTCTACCAAAATCCTCAGAGAAGCAAGCTCCGAATCCTGAAAAAACAACGGCTGTTCAAGGTAAACAAGTAAAAGAAGAAAAATGTCCACATTGCGGTGGCGAGATGGTCAGCGAAGAACTGATCAATGAAAAGAAAGATTCTTGCTACTATAAAGTAAAGAGTCGTTATAAAGTTTGGCCCAGTGCTTATGCAAGTGGTGCTTTAGTTAAGTGCCGTAAAAAAGGCGCAAAGAACTGGGGTAATAAATCAGAAGATGTGGCAGAAGGCTTGAACGAAATGGATAAAACACAAACTCCGCCAGGACGAGATGGTGATATCGATTGGACTAAGAAACAAATACACTTGGGCCCAGAGCACACAATGAAAGCCAAAGATGTTGCCAAACACGCTCTAAAGATATTAAACAAGACAATGAAAAAGAGTCATGCCGATACACCGAAGAAGAAAGGTGTGGCGGAAGAACAGCTTGATGAAAAATGGAGTCAAAAATACAAAGACAGTATTAATTGTAGCAACCCCAAAGGCTTCAGTCAGAAGGCTCATTGCGCCGGCGAAAAGAAAAATGAAGACATTGTCGAAGGCAAAGAATATTATACAGTAACAGGCACCGACTCAGTGTCATTGCGTAGAGATTTTAATATGGCCAAAGATCGCAATGGCTGGTATCTTAAAGAAGGCGCTACACCTAAACAAAAATTAGAAGCATTCCGAGCATTTGGTAGTCCAAAATTAAAAGAATTTAATCTAGCTGCATTCAGTGGCGGTACTCAGACCAAAGGTGAGGACAATGTTATCAGTCCCGTGGGATCACAGACCAGAGCTCAATACAAAAAATGAGAAACTTAATCAATATCATGGAAGCTGTCAATAAAGGGTGTCCTGTGGCCACTCATAATATTGATGTGAATTTAAAAAATAGACAGGCCGCTATAGACAAGTATAATTACGGACCAGCTAATCCTGACAAGCCCGATGACTACTGGAATAAATCTGCTAAAATTTTTAATGTAACACCTGCTACTGCAAAGACTATGCTTTGTGGTAATTGTGCAGCATTTGACGTCAGTGACAGTATGCGTGACTGTATTGCCGATGGCATCAAAGGGTCAGAAAAAAATGTAGACGCAAATGCCAGCATAAATTTAAGTGATCTAGGATATTGCAATTTTTTACATTTTAAATGTGCAGGTAGCAGAAGTTGTAAATCTTGGATCACAGGCGGCCCTATAACGGAAAAAGACAAAGGAAAAAAGGCGGATTAAAATGGATGAATTAATTAAAGCAATGAAAATTGCATTTGCAACAGAATTTAGTTTCTATCTTAAAGCACATTTCTATCACTGGAATGTAGAAGGACCTGACTTCCAAGAATATCATAGTTTGTTTGGCGGTATCTACGAAGAAGTATATGGCAGCATTGATAATTTTGCTGAGAACATCCGTAAGCTAGGCAGTTATACTCCAGGTAGCTATACTCGCTTTAGTATGCTATCGCAGGTCAATGACGAAATTGAAGTGCAACCTGCTATGACGATGATTCAAGAATTGTTGTCAGACAGCGACAAAGCTTCAAAACTATTTAAAATGGTTTACGACTTAGCTGAACGTGAAGGCAAACACGGTATCAGTAACTTTTTAGCAGAACGTATGGACGCACACGACAAACATAGTTGGATGTTGAGAGCCAGTCTAAAATAAGCTCAATGACTGAATTTTTATATCTTTTGTTAACAACCCATATTACCATAATATGTGTCACTGTTTTTTTACATCGGGGACAAGCACACAGAGGATTAACATTTAGTCCCTTACTCAGTCATTTAATGAGATTCTGGTTGTGGCTGACCACAGGCATGATTACTAAACAGTGGGTTGCTATACATCGTAAACATCACAAAGACACAGACGTAACAGGCGACCCCCACAGTCCAGCTATATACGGTATAGTTCGTGTATTATTTGGGGGAGCATTTTTATATCATCATGCCAGTAAAGACACAGTAATGGTAAATCAATTTGGCGTAGGCACCCCCGATGATTGGTTAGAGAGAAATGTCTATGCCAAACATAGCCGTTTAGGAATTACTTTGTTATTGCTGTTAAATTTACTTTGGTTTTCCTGGTGGGGATTATTAATATGGGTAATACAAATGATCTGGATCCCGTTTTGGGCAGCAGGAGTTATTAATGGAGTCGGACACTGGGCAGGATACACTAATGGTAGTACAAAAGATCATAGTCGTAATATTAGTAACATTGGTATTATTGTTGGTGGCGAAGAACTTCATAATAACCATCACCTAGAACCGGCCAACCCTAAATTAAGTCGTCGTTGGTTTGAAATTGATATAGGTTGGATGTGGATACAAATTTTTAAATTTACAGGGTTATTAAAAATAAGGACACTGTAATGAAAATCAACGAAGTAAATTCTCTTTCTTTAAAAGGTAGTTTGGGTGGCAATCTAACTGAGAATAAGTTTTGGGCGTTCACTGAGCTCAGTGAAATTAAAAATAATTTTGATACTATTTACATATTAGGCAGCTGGTATGGAAATGCTGGCTTGTTACTCAGCATGGATCCTAGATTCGAATTCGACGAAATTATTAACGTTGAAAAAAATAAAAATATGTTAAAGGTCAGCGGTCAACTTGCAAAATTACAAAAAGACACTAGGATAAAATCCATGCATAAAGATGCTAATCTTTTGGACTATAGACGTTTAGGCTCCGATGGATTGGTAGTTAATTTTAGTTGTACTAATATTTCTGGCGATAATTGGTTTGATCGCATACCCGACGATACTATGGTGTTGTTATCAGGAAGAAACAATGACCCAGGCGCTGTGCATAAATTCAATAGCGTAGAAGAATTTTCTTCTACTTATCCATTAACCAAAATTTTGTTTTCTGGTCAAAGAACTTTCAAAGATCCCGAAACTGAATACGATGCGTATTTGGTAATTGGAACAAAATAGACCTGTGCCTTAGGACCGGGTGGGCGGCTACTGCCTTGACTTATACAATTCGCTACTGTATAATCTAGAGTGTAGCAACTTTTTAAACTTCAACTATTATGATAATTTGGTTCAATTGTAAAATCACAGATCAACGACTTAACCCCCAAAGTATAATTAGATACAATCTTCGAGACGATAACAGGTTTGATATCGCAAAATATAGTTTTGCCAGCTTTGCGCCTTTGGAGCCCTTGACCAGCAAGTTTATTTTTAATCTAGAACTAGCGGACAGTCACAGTGGTCGACAAGAAGAAATGGAAACTTGGCTTCGAGGAATTTTTCCTGCTGACAAATTAAGTATTCATTGGTACAGAGCAAATAATATTGCTCAATGGCAGGAAATTAAAGAAGAAATTGATCAAATTGGGGATGACTTAATTTTCCCTGCTGGCAACGAAGATCACATTTTCTTAGACAGTGATATCGAAGTATTCAAACGTGGGCTAGAACTTATTAAACAAGATCCCTATCCTTATGCTACATTGATGACCAGTCATTATCCAGAAAGCATCAGGGCTGCACATTATTTCAAAGGTACTCCCAGCAGTTGTGGTAACTATGTTAGTTATGAAATGGTTAACAACGATGCTATTCGGGTTATGAAGAAAGAATATTTTGAATGGTATCTAGACACCGCAAAAAATTCTAACGCATTGCTTTTCAGAACTGAGCACTGGAACAATATTGGTATTTTATCCAATAAGCTATATATTCCCACTAAAGAACAGTTCAGACATTTTGATGGTTACGCTCACGTACAAGTAGGCGCAGATACTTGCCCTCCATTGGAGATTCCCACTGGGTTTTTTGATGGCATGACTATTCGTTATGGTCACAGCGACAGGCAATCAGATGCTGTTAATATTAACCCAATGGCCGAACAACTTTATACAGTTGATCACGAAAAAGGCGCCGACTATCGATATACTCTGGATGAGTTACCTCTATTCTGGAAATCGTATATTAAACAAACAGATACGTCCGCTGACGTTGATCAATCAAAAATGAATCAGGCCTACGACACACATCTACTACAAATGACCAGAGTAAATGTAAACTGGTTTCACGTAGGCGCCCGGTTTGATGAATCTAATTATCCTCCGGCAAGTTGGATCAATAATCACACAAAAGAATACTTGTTCTACGAGTAAATTTAATATATAATACATTTTTAGGAGCATATATGAGCGATTACAATCGAAGTTTTAATGGCGACGCAAAAATTAAGTTGACTCAACTTATCAATGAAGGTATGACTGTTCTTCAAGAAATTGAAGACTTGAATACCGGTCTAAACGAAACTATCAAAGCTATTGCAGAAGAATTAGAGATTAAACCTGCTACATTAAAAAAAGCCGTTAAAATTGCACACAAAGCTAAACTAGGCGAAACTAATCGAGATCACGACGAACTTAATACTATTTTGGAAACAGTGGGCAAGACTCTTTGAACGATTTGTTGTATAATACCTTTGCATGGATTCGTGATGACTGGCGTAGTAATCGCTTCCGTTTTACTGTTGAGTTGCTTGCTTGGTCTATTAGTATTGGGTGTTCTATTACTATGGCAGCCACAGTCCCGAATCCCCCTTTACTTGCGTTGTATCCTATTTGGATTCTTGGCTGCTCTATGTATGCTTGGGCTGCTTACACTAGGAAGTCGTTTGGTATGCTGGCTAACTACATCTTGCTAACTACCATAGATACTGTTGGACTAATAAGGATGATCACAAATTGAGCTACAATGATATTAAATCACAAACTGAATCTAAGATGTCCAAAGGTATTGATTCATTCAAATCAACAATTAGTAAGGTCCGTACAGGAAGAGCCAGTACTAGTCTATTAGAACATCTCCTAGTAGATTACTACGGTAACCCTACTCTTATTAGTCAAGTGGCTAGCTTAACATTGGTTGATGCCAGAACCATTTCGGTTACTCCCTGGGAAAAAACTATGCTAGTACCTGTAGAAAAGGCTATCAGAGAATCCAATCTAGGACTTAATCCGTTAAACAAAGGCACAGTTATTCTTGTGCCGTTGCCGGCATTATCAGAAGAACGGCGAAATGAAATGATAAAAATTGTTAAATCCAATGGAGAAGATGCTAAAATAGCTATTCGTAATCACAGACGTGATGCCAATGAGCAATTAAAAAAATTATCTAAGGCCAAGGAAATCACTGAAGATCAAGAAAAACAGGGCCAAGCTCATGTACAAAAATTAACAGATCGATTTATTGTAGAGATTGATCATTTGGTTAATACCAAAGAAAAAGAATTACTTAAAATTTAAAGAATTAGATGAGCTACGTAGACGCATTATTTGATAAACAAAAAGATCGTATTCACGTGGTAGAACGGGTGAATGGTATTCGAGAATATAAAGAATATCCAGTTAACTACATATTCTATTATGACGACCCTAGGGGTAAACATAAAACTATTTATGGGACTCCTGTGACCAGATTTGCTACCCGTAATGGCAAGGAATTTCAAAAAGAGTTACGGATGCAGAATGGCAAAAGACTATGGGAAAGCGATTTCAAACCTGTGTTCAGATGCCTTGAAGAAAACTATCTCGGTGCTGAACCTCCTAAGTTGCAAACAGCATTCTTCGACATTGAAGTTGACTTTGATCCCCAGCGGGGATTTAGTCCAGTGTCCGATCCGTTTAATAAAATCACTGCTATTAGTATCTATTTGGATTGGCTGGATAAACTAGTAACGTTGGCTATTCCCCCAAAGTCAATGAGTTGGGAAACTGCGGAAGAAATTTGTGCTAAATTCAGTGACTGTTATATCTTCGACAGAGAAGAAGATATGTTAGACACATTTCTTAATCTCATCGACGACGCAGACATCTTAAGTGGGTGGAACAGCGAAGGCTATGACATTCCATACACTGTTGGCCGTATTACTCGTGTTTTAAGCAAAGACGACACAAGGAGACTTTGTCTGTGGGGACAATTTCCCAAGCAAAGGGAGTTTGATCGATTCGGTGCTACTAATATTACTTTCGATTTAATCGGAAGAGTTCATTTGGACTATATGCAGTTGTATCGAAAGTACACCTATGAAGAACGCCATAGCTATAGTTTAGATGCTATTGGAGAATATGAGTTAGAAGAGCGTAAAACTGCCTATGAAGGCACATTGGATCAATTATATAATAAAGACTTTGAAACATTTTTAAAATACAACAGGCAAGATACTCGCTTGCTTGCCAAACTAGACAAGAAGCTACGTTTCTTGGATTTAGCTAATACCATTGCTCACGATAACACGGTGTTATTGCAGACAACAATGGGCGCAGTTGCAACTACAGAACAGGCAATTATCAATGAAGCACACAGTCAAGGATTGGTCGTTCCTAACAGGAAGGGCAGAGAAGAAGATGGAGACACCCAAGCGGCAGGTGCCTATGTTGCTTATCCCAAAGTCGGTATGCACAAATACATCGGAGCCATTGACATCAACAGTCTCTATCCCTCAGCCATTCGATCTCTTAACATGGGGCCAGAAACAATCGTAGGACAGTTACGTCCTGTGATGACAGATCGTTATATTAAAGAAAAAATGGATGGAGGAGACAGCTTTGCGGCCGCATGGGAAGGCTTGTTTGGTAGTTTAGAATATGAAGCAGTAATGAAGGGCGATCCTGGAGTAGAGATTACCATCGACTGGGAGGCAGATGGCACCAGTGATGTATGCAGTGCTGCTGATGTATGGCGTATTATATTTGACAGTAATAAGCCTTGGATATTGAGTGCCAATGGCACTATTTTTACTAGTGAGCACAAAGGTATTATTCCAGGTCTACTAGAAAGATGGTATGCTGAACGTAAACAAATGCAGGCCAAACTTAAAGAATCCACTACGCCCGAAGATCAAGAGTATTGGGATAAACGACAGCTGGTTAAGAAAATTAATCTAAACAGTTTGTATGGTGCTATTCTTAATCCTGGATGCAGATTCTTCGATAATAGAATTGGTCAAAGTACTACGTTAACTGGACGAGCTATTGCCAAACACATGGACAGTTTTGTCAACGAATGTATATTTGGCAAGTACGATCATGTGGGAGATTCTATTATCTACGGTGACACTGATTCTGTTTACTTCAGTGCGTGGCCGGCTGTGCAAGCAGATGTCGAAGCTGGTCGGATGGAATGGAACAAAGACATTGCTGTTCAATTGTACGACAGTATCGGAGAACAAGTTAATCAAAGCTTTCCTGGTTTCATGGAAAAAGCATTTCATTGCCCTCGACAAAATGGATCCATTATTAAAGGTGGCCGAGAGCTGGTAGCTATTTCTGGTCTGTTTATTAAGAAAAAACGATATGCTGTTCTTATCTATGATAAAGAAGGCAAACGGTTGGACGTCAAAGGCGCAGAAGGCAAGGTAAAGGCCATGGGCTTGGACTTAAAAAGAAGCGACACTCCAAAAGTAGTGCAAGACTTTTTAAGTGAAATTTTATTAGATGTGCTTACAGGTGCCGAACGCGAATCTATTATTGAAAAAGTAAAAGAATTTAAAATTAAGTTTCAAGAACGTCCAGCTTGGGAAAAAGGAACTCCTAAACGAGTTAATAACTTAACCAAGTATACTGCCGAAGAAACCAAGCAAGGTAAAGCAAACATGCCTGGGCATGTACGGGCGGCTATGAATTGGAATAATCTGCGTCGTATGCACAGTGACAACTACAGTATGCAAATCGTAGACGGTATGAAAGTTATTGTGTGCAAAGTCAAAAATAATCCACTGGGATATACCAGCGTGGCTTATCCTACAGATGAAACACACATTCCTCAATGGTTTAAAGACTTGCCTTTCGACGATAGTCTAATGGAGGCAGGTATTGTGGATCAAAAAGTAGAAAATTTGTTAGGTGTATTGAATTGGGAAATTTCAGAAAACACAGACATCAATAGTACATTTGATACATTGTTTAGTTTTTCTGATTAATAATCAGACTTTTTAAAATGAAAATAAGCGAACTAGTAAGAATAAAAGAACAGCTATTGGAGTTTCAATCTCCAACTTTTTCAGCTTTCATTGAATCTAAATTTAAAGAAACATCAATATATGTAGATAACATGTTAAGTTCTTTTGTATTCGGAGACATAAAAAACAACCTTGCTGGCCAATTGACTCAGCTAGGTTCGCATATTACAAAAACAGACGAATTAATAACTAACTTGATACAGTATGTTGAAAAGTTAATCCAAGAACAAGTTAAAGAATTTTACAAAGAAGGCTATCTAATAAATGGAGTAGAATTTGCTAGCGAAACTGATGTACATAATGAAAGACAATACAGAACTGTAATTTGTGACGACGATGTTAAACAAACTGTAATAACAAACATAAGAAATCACACTAACTCTAAATACCCGGCTTTAGAAATTGGACCTGGAGATGGGCAATGGACTGAATATATGGTAGCAGGGGACCCTTTGTACATTGTGGATATTCATCCAGAATTTATAGAATCCACAAAATCTAAGTTTCCTATAGAATATCAAAGAAGATTAAGAACATACCTTGCGGGCTGGGATGGACTTCCTAAAAACGATTTAAGTATGCTTCCCCAAAATCAATTTAGTTTTATATTTGCATGGCAGGTCTTTGACTTTTTTCCATTAGATAAAACTAAATTATATTTAGAACAATGCTTTAATTTATTGCGCCCGGGCGGCGTAATGATGTTTAGCTATAATAATTGTGAATTTAGTAATGCGGCTGTTTATGCTGAAACTGGTTTTAAGAGTTGGATGCCTAAAAAATTATTAATCAATTCTTGCCAGGAATCGAATTTCGAACTGCTAGACACCAATGATTCATTGTCAGGGGTCCATTGGATTAAAATTAAAAAACCTGGCGAACTTAAAACGGTAAAAGCCGGACAGTCCATGGGTGAAATTATTCACCGTAGAACTTGATTTTTCTAAATAACTTATATACACTAACACATTATTGGAGAACATATGAAAGACCACCTATTAGACATCGTGCAACATACTCATGGACTGGGAGTTATTGACCTAGTTAAGATTGTAGGCACAGAAAATGAAACCATACTAGAAGCAATTGCAGAAAATCGCAGTGTTATTCTACAAGCTAAATTTAAAGGACCAATTGCAGAATTTGTTGGTACTTTTGGAATGCCAAATTTGGGCAAGTTAAACACTGTGCTTAATATTCCAGAGTATAAAGAAAATGCAGTTATCACTGTCAGCACTCAAGATAAAAACGGAGAAGCTGTTCCAGTGGGTGTTCATTTTGAGAATAAGTCGGGAGACTTCAAAAACGACTATCGTTTTATGAGCGCTGAAATTGTCAATGATAAACTTAAAACTGTTCGTATGAAGCAAGTTGCATGGAACATCGACATCGTTCCCAGTGCAGCCAGTATTCAACGTCTTAAATTTCAAGCCAGTGCAAACAGCGAAGAAAACAATTTCATTGCTAAAACAGAAAACAGTGACTTAAAATTTTACTTCGGTGACCACAGCAGTCACGCAGGTAATTTTGTTTTCCAGTCTGGGGTCAGCGGCAAATTATCTAAAGCGTGGGCATGGCCTGTTGCAGTGGTCATCAGCATTCTTAGCTTGCCCGGTGACAAGACTTTTAAAATCAGTGACGAAGGTGCGGCAATGATCACTGTAGACAGCGGTATTGCAGAGTACAACTATATTCTACCAGCACAGACCAAGTAATGGCGACCTACGACGATTTAACTAGTAAACAAAAAGACTATGCAGTCTTTTTGCCTGCTCTAAGCAGTTTTTATAGTAGGGATGTTAGTAAACAAAGACTTGATCCCAACTACATAGACCCTGCTCGTGTGCCTGCAAAGTTTGAAAATGGCATCGAAGGTATGAACTGGTTAAACAGCCAGCAAGGTTACTTTACCTATAAGTGGAGTTTATATTCCGCAGGACACGCAGACTTAGACGTTAACAAGCCACCGGGCAGAGATGACATGGTTCGTAATCGCGACCCTAATACATTCATTCTCGGAGACAGCGGCGGATTCCAAATTGGCAAAGGTGTATGGGAAGGCGATTGGAAAAATCCTGCTTGTCCCAAAGCACAAAAAAAGCGTGAACAAGTTTTATCTTGGATGGACGCTTATATGGATCGAGGCATGATTCTTGATATTCCTGCTTGGGTTGCACGGAGTCCAGCTGGACAAAAGGCTACAGGAATCAACACTTACATTGAGGCAGTACAAGGTACATATATCAATAACGATTATTTTATGAAGAATCGTACCGGACGCTGTAAGTTCTTAAACGTTCTACAAGGCGAAAATCATACTGAAGCAGACGACTGGTATGATCGTATGAAAAAGTATTGCGACCCAAAACAGTACAGTCAACCATTTGAAGGTTGGGCCATGGGTGGTCAAAATATGTGCGATGTGCATTTGCTGTTACGCAGGCTAGTTGCTCTACGATTTGACGGTCTACTTGAACCGGGACTGCACGATTGGATGCACTTTCTGGGCACAAGTAAATTAGAATGGGCCACTTTGTTAACTGACGTACAAAGAGCCATTCGTAAATATCATAATGAAAACTTTACTATTAGCTTTGATTGTGCAAGTCCTTTCCTTGCAACTGCTAACGGTCAAATTTACTACAATGTAACCACAGAGGACCGTAGCAAGTGGAGTTACCATATGCAAGCCAGTGTGGATAATAAAAAATACTCCACTGATACTCGATCATTCCGAGATGCCATCTTGCAAGATGGCATCATGGATACTTTCTTAGAAAGTCCTTACAGTGAACGTATGACTATCAAAGACGTTTGTATTTACAAACCCGGAGACTTAAATAAAATTGGTAAAGAAGGTCGTACATCCTGGGATAGCTTTAGTTACACGTTGCAAATGGGACATAATGTGTGGACACACATACATGCAGTTCAGGAAGCTAATCGACAATACGATGCAGGAAATTATCCCGAAATGTTAGTATCAAGCACTGCCGACAAAAAGAATTTCAGACAGTATGATCGTAACTTTTTTAGGGATATTGTCAATGATATATTTGCTACCAGTGATAAAGGTAAAGCGGAAAGTCTTATTGAACATTACAACAAATATTGGATGAACATTGTGGGAACTCGAGGAGCAGTGGGTAAGAAAACTGTTAATGCCGGGACTATGTTTAATACTTTATTTGAAATGGAAGACTTAGATTTATATCATCGCGACGACAGTGGATTAGACGAATCTAAATTAGACGAATTGGAGGCCGACAATGTATAAAGAACGCATTAAACATTTAACAGAATCTCATCGTGTATTGGATGAGCGTATCACTGCACACGAACGTGATCATCCAGGCACCGAAAATCAAACAGTGCAAGAATGGAAAAAACAAAAACTTGCATTTAGAGACGAAATTCGACGACTAGAACGGTTACAGTGGGAACACGATCATGACACCGTTAACTTTGACGATGATCGATAAGTCTGTTATAATGTAACAATGAAAAGTTTAATTGTAGGCATGGGCATCGGCCAACTCTATGAGTCGGTGCTAAAAAAACTTGGCCACACTGTCGTCACTGTTGATTTAGATATATCTAAAGCACAACACAAAGATGTCGACAGTGCTCTTCGAATTCACGGCCAATTTGATACAGTACATATTTGTACTCCAAATTTTACACACGTCAATATTGCCAGAAAAATTGCGGCTTGTAGTAAAATTGTATTCATCGAAAAACCTGGAGCTGCCACTGAAGAATCCTGGAAACAATTAATTAAAGACTATCCTAAAACACGTTTTATGATGGTCAAGAACAACATGTGGCGTGACAACTTAAATGAGATGCAAGCGCACTATGTTAGTTCTAAAAACATTAATTTAAATTGGATTAATAAAAATCGTGTGCCCAAACCAGGTAGCTGGTTTACTACCAAATCATTGGCCTACGGCGGTGTAAGCAGAGACTTACTGCCTCATCTATTAAGTTTATTCATCGCGTTAGAACCTAACTATAAAAACACTAGCTGGGTTTATAAACAAGTATGGCAAAAGTGGACATTAGATGATCTTAAAGACAGCGATTATGGCGATGTTGACATGAGCGGTACATACGATGTGGACGACAGGGTTGAGCTTGAAGGTTACGTCAGTGATCATAAATGGGTCATCCGAGCAAACTGGCGCAATAACAGTCACGACGATATTGCAATTTATTTCGATGATTATGTTGTGCCTTTGGGGTTATGTCCTGAAAGTGCTTATAAAAATATGATTTCAGATGCTGTTAATAATCTAAATAATAACAACTTTTGGAAAGAGCAATTTGAAATCGATTGTTGGATTCATAGAAAGATTAATTTATGAATCGCATACTACAAACCACTGGCAACGGTGAATTCATTGAAACTGAATTTGATATATCGCCGTTGGCATTCGACGAAATTTGTGTACGTTCAGTTATGACTGGCGTATGTCGCAGTGACATAGATATGATGCTAGGCAACTTCGGTCCGTTGCCACTTCATATGCAGGGACACGAAGGGCTAGGACAAGTAATTGGTATAGGAGCAAATGTAAAAGATGTCAAATTCGGAGACTATGTTGCAACACGCGGAGAACCGGCCTACGCCGATGTTTACAACGTCAGGGACAGAGAATATGTTGTTGTTCCCGAGGCTCATCCTAGATATATACTGGAGCCAGTGGCTTGTGGCATTAACATTGTTCATCAACCCTTACGCGAAATTGCTGAACGAGCAGGCCCAGGACGACGACTACTAATACTTGGCAGTGGCTTTCTTGCTTGGATTGCTTACAATACTATTAAGTTAAATCATTTAGACTTTGAAATCACAGTGGTAGGCAAATCAAATAAAGAACTGTGGCAGGATACGTTAAGCGATGACTATTCTGGTACATATGATGTTGTTATAGATTTGAGCAGCAGTACATATGTGTTTGATTGCCCCATAATAAACAACGAAGCATTGGTAGTATTTGGTTCTCAGAAGCAAGTATCAACTGATTTTGGTACATTGCTTTGGAAAGCTTGTACAATGATGTTTCCCAGTCCAAGAACAAACAAATTCCACGACTGTATGAAACAGGCCGAATATTGGATTACCAGCGGTGATATCAATATTGACAAGTTTTGGACAAAAGGCTATAATAGAGACACTGAATGGCAACAAGCGTTCAGCGACAGCAACAACCGGCCCGCTGGGTACAGCAGAGGCTACATTTATTGGAAAAACAATGGCTCTTAATACAGATGCACGGCAACAAGTAGATTATTTTGTTGGTACAGAAGTAGAAAATACTACTATGAAGGGTGAAAAGACCTTGTTTGTAGTAGGTATTAAACCCGCAGACGAAATTATCAGACTAGCAGAAGAACACAGTATTCGACACATTTATTTTGGCACTAGCCAAAGCTTTCATCCCGCCAATCCATATGATTGGGTATCGTGGGACGAAATGATTAAACCCTTGCTAATTAAAGACTATTTTGTTACACTAGACTTCGACGTACAATATTGTAAAGAAATTCACGAAGAATCGTGGTGTGAATACAAAACTTTCATTCCCATGATCAGTGTTAAGATTCCTTACATTAAGTTATATAATTATCATGCCACAGTTAAAATTGATGATAACACTTGGGGCGATACTAATACTGGAGTGTGGTGTCACCCACTCAATGAGTTACTAACACGCCAAGTGTATACCGACTGGAAAGACTACGTAGGTGATACTCCGGTTTTCGTTAAATGAAGTTCGATAAACTCTGTCTTGCACCATGGGCGCATGGACTTGTGCATACTGATACAAAGCTAAGACCTTGTTGTCAGTATCCCACATCCAGTAATTACAACTTTACCGAATATAAAGAATGGTGGAATAGCGGTCCGATGGTCGCATTGCGAAATGATTTGTTTAACGGTGTCGAACATAAGGGTTGTGCAACTTGTTGGAAAACAGAATCTGTAGGTAAAGAAAGTCTCAGACTGAGTTATAATAAGTTATTTAAAAAAACTATCAATTTAAAAAAAGTTGTAGAAAGTGAGAATGATAACTTTGTTCTTGATTACCTTCCCGTAACATGGGATCTAAGATTAGGAAATCTTTGTAACTTAAAATGCGTTATGTGTTCTCCTGTTTTTTCAGATAAGATAGCAGAAGAATATAAACTCAATGAAAATAAAATTCTTAAATTAAATTTAAAAAATTTTAATAATTCTGAAGACAAAGATATTGTACATAATTGGACTGAAATTGAATCTGGTAAAGATTTTTTAAAAGAAATTCAAGCTGACGTCAAGTGGATTAAGTTTCAAGGTGGAGAGCCATTAAGTATTAAATCTATTAGAGAGTTTTTAGAAAATTTAAATAAAGATTGCGTTGTTGATGTTTGCACTAATGGTACTATAGCCGATGATAATTTTTTAAATACTCTTAAAAAGTTTAAAAAAGTTACTGCTAGTATCAGTTTAGAATCAGTGTCCGCGGAAAATAATATCATAAGGTATGGATCCGACATTGAAAAAATTTTAAACAACATCGAAAAGTTTAAATTATTGCCCAACCTTGAAATACAACTTAATCATGTCATGCAGATTACCAGTATTTCTAATCTAGTAGATATTATTAAGTATGCTGAACAGAATAAGTTTCATTTATCACTAATTCCATTGGAGCACCCATCTTTTTTATCACTTAACAGTTGTTCAAAAAAATTCGTAGACAAGTTAATAGACGATGTTAACCAATTGGTTATCAGTCATCCAAAAAATCAGTATATTAAATCGTTTTTAATAAAACTTGCAGAACGACACCAATTTAGTTTACAACAAAATAAAAGTCTGTTAGAATATGCAGAATACTTAGATTCTATCAGACCGTTAAAGTTTAAACCACTAATTATATCATTTATTGAGGAATAATATGAATCAAGAAAATCGTGAACAAGCAAATTCTGTTATGAGTCATGCAGAAAGAAAGATTTGGGTAACTTTTCGCAAAGAAGGAATTCATTGTTATCCAGCGGCAGCAACTGATCCCATGCTAGCAACCGGAGACGAATATGATGTAAGTTTTCTGGGCTCTCCCCATCGACATATATTTCATTTCAAAGTTTGGATTGATGTGCTACATAATGATCGGGACATAGAATTCATTCAATTTAAACGATGGTTAGAAAATCTTTACAAAGACGGAACTCTTAAACTTGATTACAAGTCCTGTGAAATGATGTCCGATGATCTTTATATTCAAATTACTGCAAAGCATCCAGGGAGAGCAGTCTGGATTGAAGTCTCCGAAGACGGTGAAAACGGAGCCCTCATCAAATACGAAACTCACCAACCCATTCAACGTATTAAAATTTAAGGAAAGTTATAATGGCGCAGCCTAAATACATCGAAAAATATCTTCGCATGAAACCAGAAGTTGATAGAATTTTTGCCGATCTCGATGGTTATCGAGATTATTGCAGGTTTAATATGTTAAAATTTGACGAGAAGGATTTGTATAAATCTGAACAATATCGCAAATTTGAAAAACATCGTAACTGGCAAAATAGACAGCTCGACAGACAACTTGATGCTTAACGATGTCAAACGTATTTCTAATAGACTTAGAATCTGTTGAAACTAGGTACACTGCTCAATGGAAAAAGCATGTACCTTCTCTTTTACGAAAGGCAGGACACAATGTTCAAGTTATTTCTGGCCCTACGGATATCCCTAGTGCAACCACTCCTGGTGCTTTTCTTAACTTTGGTGGGACTAATATCTATAAGTCTAGTCAAGTTGAACAAATTGGTCGACTATTTTGTGCTGGACGCATTCAAGCTGGCGACCATTTTCTTTTTACTGATGCTTGGCATCCGGGCATTATAAATCTAAAGTACATGAGTGAGCTGTTGAACATTCCAGTAGTTACACACGGACTATGGCATGCTGGATCGTATGATCCTCAAGACTTCCTCGGACGTCTTGTTGGTGCTAAAAGATGGGTCAGACATGCTGAGAAGAGTTTCTTCTACGCATTCGATCACAACTACTTTGCCACAGACTTTCATGTAAAATTATTCTTTGACGAATTACTAGAAGATGGCTGGCCTACAGAAAATCCATGGTATGAAGAAGACTTTGCTGAACGCTACGACAGTGGAAAGATTGTACGCTCAGGCTGGCCCATGGAATATATGGTTGATGTTCTGGAAAACTATAATACTAATCCCAAGCGTGATCTTATTGTGTTCCCGCATCGCATTGCACCTGAGAAACAAGTCGAGATCTTTCGTGACTTGGCTAAACAATTACCCCAGTATGAGTTTGTTGTCTGCCAGGATCAGCAATTAAGCAAACATGAATATCACAAGTTGTTAGGCCGTGCTAAGATTGTGTTTAGTTGCAGTCTTCAGGAAACTTTAGGTATAGGTTGTTACGAAGGTGCGCTAGTGGATGCCATTCCAATGGTGCCCGACAGGTTAAGCTATAAAGAAATGTATCCCGATATTTTTAAATATCCGTCGCACTGGACTGAAAGTTGGGATCAATATATCACTAATCGGTCTAATCTGTGTTTTGCTATTATGCAACATATGGATCATTATGAAAATCGATTGCCACAATTAAAAGTCTTGTCAAAGCATCTAACTGATAATTTTTTTAGTGCAAATGAACTCCTTAAACGCATTTGATAGAATTTATCAATTTGAACAAGAATTAGCTGAGTTCACTGGAGCTCCGTACGCAATCATGACTGATTGCTGCACCCACGCCATTGAGTTATGTTTACGGTATGACAAAGTAAAGACAGTTAGTTTTACGCCTTATACCTACATTAGTATACCCATGCTGATGCATAAACTTGGCATTAATTACACATACTTAAATCACGAATGGCAGCAGTGGGTCGGGGAATATCCTTTCATTAATACTAGAGTTTGGGATAGTGCCAGACGTCTCGAGGAAGGAATGTATCGTCCCGGAATGATGCAGTGTTTAAGCTTTGGTCATGACAAACCATTGCATATTGGCCGCGGCGGAGCTATTCTGTTAGATGACAAAGCTGCATATGATTCTATTATTTTAATGCGCTATGACGGCAGGGACCTAAATAATAGACCATGGACTACTCAAAAAGAGTTCAAGGTCGGCTATCACTACAAGCCAACTCCCGAAGAAGCAGAATGGGGATTGGCATTAATGAAGGGAATAAGAGTTGACAAACCTGTCCCTAAACATGTAGAATATGCTGATCTAAGGCAATTTACTATTACGGATTAATATGACACAAAAAGAAACAGGTTTAGATGCTATGGCAGGTGATGGCGGTTATCGAGAAGAAAAATATCTAGGTAACTATCTTCGAGCTAAAATGAAGCGAGACGGAAAACGATTCTGGGCCGGTGATAACATTAGTGACTATCTGCACGACAGCGACAAAGAGCACTTAATTAACGAAGCAACAGAAGCTTTTGAACTAGTATTGGATCGGTTACTTATCGACCGTGAAACTGATCCTAATAGCAAAGGCACAGCAAGGCGACTTGCAAAAATGTATTTTAATGAAATAATGGCAGGCCGATATGAATCGCCTCCAGATTGTACAGCATTTCCAAATGACAGTGAGGATAGATATGAAGGCATGTTGGTTGTTCGTAGTGAGTTGCGTAGTATGTGTAGTCATCATCACCAACCCGTTGCTGGCGTTGCTTATATTGGCATTATTGCCGCTGAGAAACTTATTGGCTTATCGAAGTACACACGTATCGCGCAGTGGTGTGCAAGACGAGGTACTCTCCAGGAGGAACTTTGTAATGATATTGCTAGGGAAATTCAAAAGGCCACGGGTGCAAAAGATGTAGGTGTTTACATACAAGCAACTCATGGTTGTTGCGAAAATCGTGGCATCATGGCACATAGCTCGCTGACTCAGACTACTGTGCTCAAAGGTGCTTTTAAGGACGATCCTGGCACTAAGAAAGAGTTTTTCGACAATATTAAACTACAACAGGACTTTGCACCCCGATAATTTTTAATAGTAAACAAGATAAATATCAGATATAAAGGTGATTGATATGCAATTTGAATGGAAAGTATTAACTGATGTTAGGGCAGAAAATGGTATTGTGCAGTCTGCGTTGTATGGCTGTTTTTGCAGGGACGGACAGTTTATGAAAGAGTCACTGAACACCATGACTTTTACACACGATCCAGCTAATTCAGTGCCCTACGATCAAGTAACTAGAGAACTAATTCTGGAATGGATCTTGGCTAACTTAGGCTCTGCAGAAGTAACTCGTGTGCAAAATTATGTGTCAGATCTAATTACTGCCGAACAAACTTTACATGCAGAACAATTGGCAGCTCGACAAGCAGCAGAGTCAGTGCCCGCTGAAGATCAAACTACCCAAGAATAAAGTTATTTCAACTTTAACATCTGTCTTATCAAAATTTGAGGATATCTAGCCTCAATTGAATTTTAATCAAAGGAACCTAATCATGGCAACAAAAACAGTGAGCAAACTCGGCGATAAATTAACAAAAGTAAATGAATCATTTACAATTAATATGTATGACAATGGATTCATGGTAGAAGTTGGTGGACGCAATAAAAAAGGCGACTATGTCAATGCTAAAATTTTATGTAACACATTAGATGAAATGCTGGCATTGGTCAAAGAAGCTGGTGAAATGGACAGGGATAGTTAATCATGGCTGTTTGGAAAATCACTAACTTACATAAAAAGAATGCCGTCGAGCGTCAATTCTGGACTAAGGATGGTATCACTGTAACCAAAGACGAAGGGTTTCGATGGGGAACTTGGACCTGCGACAGCGACGAGCGTCCTGACATTGACTTAACTAATCCAGAAGGGTACGATGTACTTTGTACAGATTACGATTGGGAAATGGAAGACATGAATGATGGTTGTTGGGTAGAATGGACATTTCCCGATGACATGGATGAAGAAGAACAAGAACGTATTCAGGCTCTATGGGACGAAGATTGGTACGAAGGCATGGAAAGCGATGGGTGGACTAACGATGACTCTGAACACTGGATTTATGGTCCTATCCAATTAACAAATGTAGACACAGGCGAAGAATTTTCCGGAGAAAAAGATGACTAACTGGTTAAGAAAAAAACTTAAAAACTTTTTATATCCCGATAATGAAGCAGAATTAGTTCCTTCTAGACTGTCAGTAACCAGTGGCGATGACATTCAGGAAGATAACACTCTAAGATTCACTGTAACTCCTGCCAGAGGAGGAATCATTGTATCTGTTCGAAATTATAATAGAAAAAGAGACACTTCGGAAAATACTGTTCACGTTATTCACGACGATGAAGATGTTGCAAAGCATGTGTCCGAAATTGTCAGTCTGAGTCTGTTACGTAATTGACAATAATTAAAATATTCAGTAAAATATCACAGTAATGTTTTATTGAAGGATGCATCATGCTACTTAAATTACTTGAACGTTTTGACCGAAAACGTATTGTAATGGATCGTGTTAACGACGAACCATATCTAGAACGATACTATTTGTTTCTTAAAGACCGAAAGCGTTTTCCTTTCAATGTATTTTTGCATAAATTTCTAAAGTCAGACCCTGATGATGTTCATGATCACCCTTGGCCTTACTTCACTTTGATTCTTCGCGGTGGATATTGGGAATGGATTCCTCAGTTTAATTCAAAAGGCGAAAAAGTTGGAGAGCTGTCTGTATGGCGAGGACCAGGTCATTTCAGAATTTGTAAAGCAACTAGTTATCACAGAATCGAACTTGACCCAACTGTAACTTGCTGGACTTTATTTTGCCCGGGCCCACAACAAAAAGACTGGGGCTTTCTGAGCAAAGGTCAATGGGTGCAGTGGGAACAATACTTAGCCAGTAGAGCAAAATGATAGCATTACCTCCAGGTTGCACTGTAGTATATCCTATATGGATAGACATCAATAGTTTAACTAAAAATATAATTGATTGGTACGAACAAATTGGTGGTCGACAAAAAGTTGATACATATTGGAATCATCGCGGGCATGAACATTCTAATGTATATGTAGCATACGGTCGTGGCAAATGGTGCCATCATCATCAAAACGGCGAAGGCGGCACCAGGTTGCATTTTAACGGAGAAGATGCTAGTATTGCATCTATGTTTATTATAAAATTTTTAGACAGCGTAATTAATCACAATCTTAAAGAACACATGGAAAGAATAGAAAATGAATATTACTAATAAAGAATATCAAGGTCTTGTTGCAAAGATTTGTAGAGATATTGCTAACAGTGGTTGGCGCCCAGATTACATTGTGGGCATGGTACAAGGTGGTATTGTACCGGCTGTAATGATTGGTAATTATTTTAATATTCCAGTGAACACTTTAAGCAAAAAAGAAAGTAACTTGTGGATGGCCGAGGATGCATTCGGTTACGTGACAGCAACGACTACTCCGAGACCCACTGATGCAATTACCACAGATCCCAGTACACGCAAAAACATTTTGATTGTCAATGATATTAATGATACAGGCAGGACAATTAATAATTTGATGGAAGACTGGCGTTCTGGATGTTTACCCAGCGACCCAGCCTGGAAAGACATTTGGAACAACAATGTTAAGTTTGCGGTGATTTATGATAATGTCAGTAGCAAATCAAAAGTTACCGTAGATTTCTGCGGAGAAGAAATCTCTAAGAGCAAAAAAGAACGTATGGTATTTCCTTACGAGAATTGGTGGAGATAAATACTTGCTCAGAGGACTTTAGGCATTCATCCCTCTATAAAAATTCTGCATGCCATCAAACTTGCTACCTAATAAAGGAGACTAGAGATGGCAAATCTACAACCCGTACTTTACAAGTACACATCAACAAAAGAATATCACGACGCTTTTCCTTGTGCTTACAGACAATGGCGTGCGGATAGTCACTGTAATTTAATTCACGGTTACAGTTTTTCAATGAAGTTTTATTTTGGCACCGACGATTTAGATGTCCGTAACTGGGCAGCGGACTACGGTGGATTAAAAGAACTTAAAAAGACATTAGAAGATCAATTTGATCATACGCTTATCGTAGCACAAGATGACCCAGACATGGAGACATTTAAATTGTTACAGGAAAAGAATATGGCTAAGATTGTTGTATTACCCAAGCTAGGCTGTGAGGGACTTAGTGACATGCTCTACAAGTATGTCAATGGCGTTTATATCCCAGAGATGTGGGGACCAGGCGAAGCTGCACGTTTGTGGTGCTATCGTGTTGAAGTTCGCGAAACACAAAGCAACATGGCGTATCGCGAAGGCCACCGTGAATGGAACGAAGACCTATTTGCATAATCAAATTGAAAGAGTTATGGAGACTATGGGCTAAAGCCCTGGGCGAAAAAGCAGGTAGTACAGATCATGAAGCGGATCGTATTGCTTGCATTCGTACCGCAATTGTGCTATCATATATTATAACAAACTGCTTTATTGTAGCAGGTGTAATTCGACATTGGAACTAGTATGTTTAAATTAAATCCCGGTAGTCACGAAGAAGCTTTGGGAATTCTTCAAGAAGAATGTGCGGAAGTGATAGTCGAGGTCAGCAAAATTAGAAGATTTGGCATTGACAGTGTTCATTATAAAACTGGATATAAACATGCTGAAATGTTAGAAATGGAAATCGGCGATGTGTTAGCTATGATAGATATTCTAATAGAACAGCAGATTATTAAACGAGAAAATTTAGAGTCGGCAAAAAATGCCAAAAAAGAAAAACTCAAAAAATGGTCAACTTTATATGTTAGCTGAAGATATCAGATGGTTACACGTAGAAGCTAGTAGTAAGTGCAATGCATGGTGTCCATCTTGTCCGAGAAATGTTAGCGGACACGGATTGTATCCGAATCTAACAGAACAAGATTTAGATTTATCAGTATTAAAAAAAACTGTAGAAGCGTTGCCTAACTTATATGCAGTACAGTTTTGCGGAAATCATGGAGATCCGTGTGCTGCTAAATCATTCTTAGATATGATCGATATAGTTAAATTGCATGTTAAAAAAATTCAAATACATACCAACGGTAGTATTAGAAATCAGCAATGGTGGGAAAAGTTAGCGCATAAGCTAGCCGATATCGAACATGATGTATGGTTTGGCATAGACGGATTAGCGGGTACACACGAATTATATAGGCAAGGGACTAGCTGGAATAAGATCATCGAAAATGCTACAACATTTATCGATAATGGAGGTTTCGCTACATGGCAGTTTATAACATTTAAACACAACGAGCACCAAATAAAAGATTGCTTAAAGTTAAGTCAAAAATTAAAATTCAAAAAATTTAAATTAATAAAATCATTTAGACGAACAGAAGAAGCAAAAGATTATGTTTCAGGAAAATCATATATAACACTGGAGCCTTCCTCAGTGCTTATAAAATCAATTAAAAATCTTACTAAGAGCTCGTCGGTCAGGAAAGAAAATTGTATGCATATGAGTCAACCTAGTATATATTTAGATTCTATGGGATCCTATAGTTATTGTTGCTATTATACTTCAAATTGGGCATCGAACAAAATAAAATTTGACTCTTTGAAAGATATTTTTTATAATACAGTAGATATAACAAGCAGTCAATGCGTTAACTCATGCGGATCATCATATGAAACTCAAAGTCAGTGAACTTTTCTATTCAGCACAAGGCGAAGGACGTTTTGTCGGAGTCCCCAGTGTATTCCTTCGAACCTTCGGGTGCAATTTTACTTGCAGTGGGTTTGGGTGTGCTCCGGGAGTTAAAAGCACTGAAGCAGATGATGTTGCAAAAAATGTTCATTTATACAAAGATTTTAACAGTCTCCCGCTAGTCAATACTGGGTGTGACAGTTATGCAAGTTGGCATCCAGCTTTTAAAGAACTAAGCCCAACCATTGACACTAATCAACTAGTAGACAGTATGTTAAAACTTACACCCAATAACAAATGGATTCAAGATAACGGGAACGATGTACATCTTGTTATCACCGGAGGAGAACCTTTATTGGGATGGCAACGTGCCTACGAAGAATTATTAAGCAATCCTAATATGTTAGATTTGCAAAATTTAACATTTGAAACAAACGGTACTCAAAAACTACTGCCATCATTTAGACAATATTTACTTAATTGGACATTAAATTCTAAATTAAATTCTAAAGGTGATCGTAGAACTAGTAACAATCTTACGTTTAGTGTCAGTGCTAAGTTAAGTGCCAGCGGTGAACGATGGGAAGATGCTATTTGCCCTGATATTGTAGCCAGCTATCAAGAATTAGGATATACCTATCTCAAATTTGTTGTGGAAACAGATGAGCATTTTGCCGAAGTAGATCGGGCAGTAAAAGAATTTAGAACTGGCGGATTTAAAGGTTCTGTATATGTAATGCCTCAAGGCGGTGTTGTTACTCCTTACGAAAAAAATCGTGTAAGAGTCGCCGATTGGGCTTGTAGTAAAGGTTACTATTACAGCCCGCGACTGCACGTCGATCTGTGGGGTAATGGGTGGGGCAAATGATGGGCGTCGGTGCCGGATATGCCGATGAAGTTCAGTCGTACGATCCATTCGACGATCGTGCTGTATTCGAATATCGATACAGTTTAATTCCTAGGCGTTGCTATACCACCAATCGCGTAGTGTGGGGACTAGCTATGAGAGCCCTAAGAATTATTGGCGGGCCCGGTGATCCGGTGATCGAAGTTCGATGGTATCATCGCGATGAAGCTATTTTAAAAATGTTAAAAGGATAACCAATGAGACTATTTAATAAATTATTCAGTAAAGACCAACCTCAAGTCGTAACACCGTCTGCGCCAGAAAAAAAAGAAACTCCGTCAACACCAAAAGCACCTAAGGCTAAAAAGCCCACGCAAGTCAAGAAAACACCTAAACAAGTTGCCACCGAAAAAGGCGAACCCTATGTTAGTATAATCAGTGTAGAACTAGATCCAGAAAACATAGGTAACGGTGCATTTGAATTAGATTGGAATGATTTTTTTGTAGCCAAGCTAGTTCGTTCTGGTTATAAGGGCAAAGATGATTCTCAGATTGTGGATCAATGGTTCCAGGATGTTTGCCGTAATGTTGTTATGGAAACATTTGAACAATACGAAGCCAATAACCCAAGGCCTGCATCCGGGATTCAACGTAAAGACTTAGGCAATGGTCGCAGCGAAATAAGTTAAGATCAAATATATGTTCAATCATTGGAAAAAGAATACTACTCCATATAGTTGGAATCCTAAAAAAATTCAAACAAAATGGTCCGGGACCGATAATGTAGATAGATTTAAACAGAATCCTGATTTTGCTAAATGGCAAGATATCGACATAACTTACGATTTTAGTAATGAAGGATTTAGAACTTACGATTTTGACTCATTGATGGGCAAAGAAATAGATGTAGCATTGGGATGTAGTCATACTATGGGAGTTGGGTTACCAATCGATTGGATTTGGCCTAGTCTAGTAGAAAAAAATAGACCATATCCTATGCTTAATTTAGGGCTAGGGGCAGGAACATCTGACACTGTTGCTAGAATCTTAACTAACATTACTGGGTTATTTCAAATCAATACCGTATTCATTTTTTGGCCTAATTTCAGAAGGTTTGAAATTTATAAAGATGAAAGAGCAGATTTTATAATACCAAACCACAGCGAATTATATCATATATGGAATATGAATCCTGATATTTCATTACAACGTTTTCATAAAAACAAATTAATTGTAGAATTATTGCACGACCGTGTCGAGTCTATAGTCGGGCCGGTATATTCCGATGTTAAAAGTGAAGTAAAGAAACAGCTAACAGGCTACGATATTTTAGATCATGCTCGTGATGGAATGCATTTTGGTCCTGAAACGCATAAATTAGTAGCAAAATTATTATTAGAGAAGTTGACAAATATCGAATAAACTGCTATTATTACTGCACTATGCGATATCTAATTGTTGACACAGCCAATACATTCTTCCGTGCAAGACACAGTGCCCATCGCCAAAGCGACACATGGGATAAACTAGGTTTTGCTATCCACGTAACCCTTGCCAGCGTAAACAAAGCATGGCGAGATCAAAAAGCGGATCATGTTGTATTCTGTCTCGAAGGCCGCAGCTGGCGCAAGGATTTCTATGAGCCTTACAAAAAGAACCGAGCAGTTGCACGAGCCGCGCTCACAGAAAAAGAAGCAGAAGAAGATAAATTGTTCTGGGAAGCTTTTGACGATCTTAAAACGTTCTTATCCGAACGCACCAATTGTACTGTTCTCCAGCACAACAGTCTGGAAGCAGATGACTTGGTGGCAGGATGGATTCAAGCACACCCTCAGGATCACCACACCATCGTAAGCAGCGACACAGACTTTCATCAGTTACTAGCCGACAATGTTAATCAGTATAATGGCGTAGCAGACGAACTACATACACTGCAAGGAATTTTTGACAAAAAGGGCAAGATGGTCATTGATAAAAAGACCAAAGAGCCTAAGAAAATTCCCGATCCCAAATTTATACTATTCGAAAAATGTATGCGTGGTGATCCCACTGACAATGTGTTCAGTGCGTACCCCGGAGTCCGAACTAAAGGCAGTAAAAATAAAGTAGGTCTCGTTGAAGCTTATGCTGATATGGATAAAAAAGGATTCAATTGGAATAACATGATGTTGCAATCTTGGACCGACCATAATGGCGTAGAGCATAAAGTTCTCGATGATTATCAACGCAATCGTACACTAGTAGATTTGTCAGCCCAGCCCGACAATGTTAGAACATGGATCAATGAAACCATTGTTACTAACAGTATTACAAAAAATCGATCAATGGTGGGCGCTCAGTTTCTTAAATTTTGTGGCAAATATGATCTTGCTAAACTCAGCGAAAACGCTGCCGCTGTTGGCACAATTTTATCTGCAGGGTATCCTGAATGACAGAAATTCAAGATTTATTAAATCAAGAAGCAACATTGGCAAATAATGGAAAACAAGACAGTGAAGAACGACAATCGATTCATACTCTGATTAGATTGAAACGACCACTGCCGGCGCCAACTTGTTTTGGCGAGGACGATTGTTCGACACATATATTAAGTATGTGCCCATGGCGCATTGACTGTGGAGATTAAAGGTAGACTATGAACAAAGAATTAATTAAAAAGTTTCAATTACAAGCAGGCGGCAGTCATTATCCTGGCATCAATCCGGACATGCAATTATCTTTTGCAAAACAAATTATAGAAGAATGTATTGATGCTGTGCGTAACACAGACACCAGACATGCCTACACTACTTTCGACAAAGGGCTAATAGATGCCACTGTCGAACGGTCTATCAAGTCAATTAAAGAAAGATTTGATTACCATGGGTTTTAAAATGCATTCGAGTCGATTCAGGACTATTAGATCAAAAGATCCTAATTTTAATTTAGTAGACGGAATGCTGGTTATTCCTCGGGCCGGATTTGAAGTTGTCAAAGAATGCCCCAGAGAATACAGACTTATTATTCAAGATTGTTTAGAGCGGGGATGGCTCAAGCCTGTGGCCACTGTGTATGATCATGAATTAACTTTTGACATGTTAAAGGATATAACTCAATGAAACTTATCGACGTAATTACTGCTGCCGAAGGTCGTGTATCTGGAGGAGACAAGTTTCAATGGAAATGTTGGGGAGACAATGCAAGATTTATGGAGTTTGCAGATATAAATGGATCCGAGTTTTGTAGTGTAGTATTCGACACTAAGACATATGACGTGTATGACATTGAAATTTTTATCCCGGACACTGATATCTGTTTTAGATGGTTTAATCCTACATTCATCGACAGTTACATCAATGAAGCAAAAGCAAGAAACATAGATTATATGTTAGCATGGGACAGTATAAAATTTATCCCAGTGAATGATGCCCAAGTAATCATTGAATATATTAAAGATGTCATGTCTTCATTCTACGAAGATCTTGCCATACCAGAAGAAATAGCATGAACACATCTTTTAGGCTTTGGTTATCTGAATTATGGAGAGAAAATTGTGAGGAACACGATCTGTGGAAACAACCCCGCTATTCTCTACAAGAGTACTTTGCTCGCTACAAATGGTGGCTTCGCCGAGAGTATAGATTTCAACAAAGGAATAACAAATGATTGAAACTTTTATTTTTATTCTTGTTTTGTTACAAATCAAACACTGGTACATAGACTTTGTAAATCAAAATGAAGAAGAAGTAAAACATAAAGGTATATATTTTGACTGGTTAGGTATCAAACACAGCCTTAAGCATGGCATTGGAACGTTGGCTTGTTTATGGACCGTAACTGGATGGGCCAATATAGAGTTTGCATTTTTTATCGGCGTGATAGATTTTATCTTGCATTATCACATCGACTGGGCTAAGATGAACTATGGTAATCGAGATATTACCACTCCTCAGTTTTGGAATCATCTAGGACTAGATCAAATGGCACATCAATTGTGCTACATTGCATTTGCAGGACTTACAGTATTATGATTGAATTAATTGCACGACCAGTTGTTAAAAACAAATATTGGATTGTTGAGTCTGACGGAAACAAAGTGGGAACTATTCAGGCCGTGGAAAAAGGCGGATTTGTTTATGTTCACGAACAGTCTAGAGTTCAATATGCCAGTATCAAACTACTAAGTAAAGCACACAATGTGGTCTTCGACAGTACTGTAAAAAAAGAAAAACTTACACCAGAGTATCATGAAGTATACGGTTACCCTGTAAGTAATAAACCATGGAATTTACTGTGGGACGTTAAGCACCAGTTTCCCATTTATACAAAAACTAACAAAAGTAAAAGTTATTATTGCGCTGGTTATTATATTATTAAATTTAATAATGGATGGGTTAAAAGTTATTGCCCAAAATTTATCACATTAAACCGATACGATTTCCAAGGTCCGTTTAAAACTAAAACAGACATGCAGGACGCACTAAAGGCGGTAAAATAATGAATGAAGCTAATCTAAGTCTGCATTTAAAAAATTTCAACGACAAAGTTAAACTAATGAATCAGACCGGTGGAAGAAATCTTATGCTAACTGCTAACGAAGCAAGAAGTCTTCATAATGATTTGTTTGATTTGCTAAATCATTGTTCTACATTAAGCAAACAACTTGCAGCAGCGAAATCGGGGGACTCGGTAATCAGTATTGCAGTAGATGGTGGGGGATTTAAATAATCTACGTACATTAAGAGATAAATATTATTAGTTGATAAATCTATGAGCAGACCTAAACCAAATGTATTAATCGAACATGTAAATAAATCTACCTATAAGAGTGAGCAAATTCTCAGTAGTGAAGGTATCTGGGCAGTGTTTTATGATAATCAACCAATCAATTTGAAAAGCGGTAACATGCTAGTCAATTATCCAGGCCCTAAATATAAAAAGACTTCGTTCTCAAATAAAGGGCATGCCATTAATCTTTGCAAAAAACTAAACATTTTGTTCAAAACAGATTTATTTTCTGTAGTTTTAATGAAAAGTGGTAACAAAATCTACCCCTAAACGGTTTACGCAAACTCAATTAACTCAGATGTTTGCTGAAATGTCAAAGCAACATCCCAGTAAGTTAAATTACATTATTTGGAATAATCCCAAAGACCCCAGCAGTCTAAGATTAAGCCTTGCTGGATTTAAATTTCTCTCCGCAGATCTCAAATTAAAATCTTATAAATTTGAATTTGATCAACCTTTGGCCAATAAACATTTACTTCAACTTGAGCGATTCTTTCAAGGTATGTATTATCTTATCGGTGCCCATAAAATTGTAGTTTTTGACGAGCAAGAAGCTGCCATGTTAAGCCTTATGGACGGCGATCTCAAAAAATATCTAGCTAATCTAGAAAATAATACTTAATTAGTACTACAATTGTTGTAAAAATACAACAACATTTTTGGTTGCTCGAAATTCCCAATTTTGCTATAATATTGATATTGTAGTTAACAAGGAGTTCAAATTGAACCAAATGACCCAGATTCAGCAAGTTAATCAAGCTATCATGTTCGGTAATTTTACCGACACTGAACTGTCCAGCATCCTCAGTGCCGTGCAATTTGCCAAGTCCCAACTTCGTAAAGATAAAATCCGTTCTATCAAGTTGGGCGATAATGTTCGTTTTACTAGTACTAAACGCGGTATGACTATTACTGGCACCGTAGACAAGATTGCCATTAAATTTGTAACGGTTCGTAGTCCGCAGGGCCTGTGGAAAGTACCTGCTAACATGCTGGAAGTTGTATAAAAACAACACATTTTTTGGTTGCTCGAAATTCCCAATTTTGCTATAATAATGGCATACAGTAACAAAACGGAGTAAACGAAATGGCTTATGTCTCTCAAGAACGTAAACAATCCCTGGCCCCTGCTATCAAGGCTGTCTTGAAAAAGTACGGCGTCAAAGGTTCTTTGTCGATTCGGACTCATTCGTCTTTGGTTCTGACTATCAAGTCGGGAAAGATGGATTTTGTTGAAAATTTTATCGAGACTGACAGCAAAGTCCTGCATGGTCGCAAAATGTCTCAAGACCAAATTGATCACATCCGTAAGAATCAATCCGTGGATGTCAATCCTTATTGGTATCATGAACACTTTTCAGGCAAGGCCAAAGACTTCTTGAAAGAAGTGCTGGCTGCTATGAACAAAGGCAATCACAACAATTCAGACGCCATGACTGACTACTTCGATGTGGGCTGGTACGTGGACGTGAACATTGGTCGTTGGAACCAACCCTATGTCTATGTTGCATAATAACAACAGACAATAATTCAAGTTTCAGATATAATATACTTTTACATCACAAAGGAGTTTTTAAATGGCTAAAGAGACTGTAACCGAAAGCCGCACTGTTACCAGCGATGGTGCTCGTCGTGCTATTCTTAAATGTTTCAAGAAAAAGCGTCCGGCTTTTCTTTGGGGCCCCCCAGGCATTGGCAAGTCTGAGGTGATTGAAAGTATT